AAGGCGCGTTGGGACGCCGGGACGCCGTTCACGCAGCCTTGAAGGAGCCAAATAATGCCCGCCGCCATGATGCTGATATTTCTACTCCTCGCCGTTTGGCCAGTTGTCGCCATTGCGCAGACAATGCAGCAGGCCGGGCCGTGGACGCAGGGACATGCGCCGTCATACTCGGTCCTGGCTGGATCGCAGCCCTACGTGACGGACGGCGGCGGCGCGAACGGCCTCAGCGTCGCGAGCAACCCGCTGCGCGAGGGCCTGTACGTCGCTCCATCGGCGCCTGGAGGATCTTCGGCTCCGTGGACGGGAACCGGGACAGGCCCCTTCGGCGCAAACTGGTGCAACTACGATGGGCCAGTCACAGGCGCCTATCACTTCCTCTGCCTGTCTCCCGACGCTCCTGGAGGACTTTCTCAGGGCGGCCTGATCGCCTATGGGGCCGGTCCCGGCGCCACGCAGCTGCCGCTGACCATCAACGTCAACGGCGTGCCTTACCAGATTCCGATCACGTTCACCGTGCAGTGCACGGGCAACGCCTGTGGCATCAACCCGATGTCGTTCGGCTGCATCGGCAACGGCGTAGCGGACGATACGACCTGCGTGCAGGCTGCGATCACCGCCTCGGCCGCCGCAGGAATGCCTGTCTACTTCGACGGTCAACACTTGTATTATACGCCAACCGGATGGTCGAGCGCCAACGTCGTCGATCTCGAGGGCTTCGCCCCGGTCGGCAACGACGGGATCACCAACCTGCAAGCGTGCACGAGCGGTCTCGTCACCAACTCGAACATCACCATGCTCAACTTGACCGGGCCGAAAGTCATCGTCCGAAACATGTGCATTCAGATGGCGCCGCTCGGCTTGTCGCGGTCGAGCGGAACGGCGATCCAGCTCGGAGGCTCGGACCAGCAGCACGACATCATCGAGGGGAACACGATCTTTCGCCCATACTATGGAATCGAGTTCGGAGGCGCGGGCGGTCTAGTGCGGGATTCCTACGCCGGACACAACGTCGTCCGCGATCCGACTGGGATTGGCATGACGGTCGGGCGCGGAACGACAGGCGGCGTTACGGCGAACGAGCAACTTGTCGACAACCGCATCGGCTGCGACGCTGGGGCCTCGGGAACCGGGATTGGGTTCGCTTTCTTCGACGGCGCGGTGAATTTCGACGGCGGCCCGGTCGGATCGAGCAATTGCGCAATCGGAACGGAGGTCGTCCCCGGAGCAAACCAGAACGCCAACGGACAGTTCAAGGGAGTCCTTGGCGACTCCTCCGGAACGCACAACGGCGGCGCGCAGGCCTATGATCTCTTCATCCAGCCGTCAGCGGCTTCCGGCGTGGTCGAGTGGCTGGAGTTCACTACAGTCTGGGCCTCGGCGGTGGTCGCCAACGATACCCCGGTCTACATCGCCGCCTTCGACGCCGCGCACAACAGCAACTGCTCGAATATCAAGTTCAATGGCCTGACCTCGCACTCGGACGACAATGCCGGAACAGCGCCCGCGATCGTCGACATCGAGGGCTGCCAGAACATCATCATAGCAGGCTCGACCCTCGACGCATGGCTCAGCGGTACGACCACGAACGGGCTCAAGATCGGCCAGGGCTCAGGCAACCCGGCGCATATCGCTGTCGGAACCACCCACATCGGAAGCGAGGCCGGCGCGACGCTGACCAACGGCATCACCATCACCGGGACCGGCGGCGGCCCGGCCTATATCGACATCGTCGGCAACGAACTGAATCAGGCGTCGACGCCTTTCAACTTCACGTCGTCGAATGCAGTGCAGATTCTGACGGTCAAGGACAACTCCGGCATCGACGACAACGCGTGCAGCAACACGAACATCACTGCCGCGGCGGCGATCACGGTTCCATCGTCCATCTCCTGCGCCACGCTGACCGGCAGCGTGACTACGATCACCGACATCACTTTGTCCGGGTGGGCGAACAGGAAGTTTACCCTTCTCAACGGCGAGAGCGGAAGCATCACGTTCGCGATCGGCGGCTCGACGCGGGGCTTCTGCGGCGCAAACCTCACCGTGCCGCCTGGCGGCGCGGCCTTCATCCAGAACATGCCCACCTGCTGGCAGGCGAAGTGAGCGGATAATGTCTGCTTCGACCTCGATGGATGTCGCGAACGAGGCGCTGACGCTGATTGGCTATGACGGGCAGCCGATCTCGGCGCCAGGGCCGAACTTCGATTCCTCCATTCCAGGCCAGATCGCCCAGCGGACCTATCCCTATGCGGTCGCTGCGGTTTCGCGCCTGAATTCATGGAGCTTCCCGCGCACCGCCGCCATGCTCGCGCTATCGGGCAACGCCGCCCCTTTTCCATGGACGTTCGAATATGCCTTCCCGGCCAACTGCATCGACGTATGGCAGCTTATTCCGCCATCGCTCACCGACATCAACAACCCGGCCCCGGTCGCCTGGGCGCGCGGTGTGGCGATCGTCGCGAGCGTGCAGGCCAGCGTGATCTGGACCAATCTCGCGAGCGCGCATGCGATCTTCAACGGGAACCCGCTGGAAAGCGCATGGGACCCCCTGTTTCGCGCCACGGTTGTGAGGTATCTTGCTGCTGAATTTGCGGTTGCTGGACTCGGTAAGCCGGACCTTGCCTCTCTCTTTGCCGAGCAGTGGCAGCGGTTGGTTCCGGCAGCAGTAGAGCGGATGGACCAATGACTTCCGTCCTGACCGATCCGACCGGAGTCTGCAACTACGGACTGGCCAAGATCGGTTTTCGCGGCCGGATCGGCTCACTGTTCGACGGCACGCTTGCGGCTAAGAAATGCCTCGACGTGTACGGCGAGGAGCGGGACTCGCTGCTCTCGACCGGCGAGTGGGACTTCGCCGAGCGCACGGCGGTCGGGATCCTGCTCAAGCAGGCGCCTGGCACGCTCAACCCCTACGTCACGACGCCTTGGACGACGGCTTACCCGGCGCTCCCGTGGCTCTACGAATACGCCTATCCGGCAGACGCGCTCGAAATCAGGACGGTGAAAAAGCCGCCGTTCACCATCCCCAACTTTGATCCGCGCTACAATCGATTCAGCGTCGACAACGACACCGGGCCGCAGACTGTCCCTGGCTATACGCCGCCGGTCAAGATCATCCTGACCAACGTGGCAGGCGCCGTCATCGTCTACACGGGGCAGATCACCGATCCAACAGACTGGACGCCCTCTTTCACGGAGGCGCTCGCCAGTCGCCTAGGTAAGGCGCTGGCGCCCGTCTTGATGGGCCTCGATCACGCCAAGCTGGCGGCGGCCGAAGAGGCCCATGACACCGCCCAGGCCGCGGAAACGAGGGGCTGATGTGGGAGCCAACGGACATAGCTCAAGAAGCGCTCGACGCGGCCGGGCTCGATATCACCGTCAGTGACATCGAGGACGGAACTTATGCCTCCCAAGTTCTCGCGCGCAAGTACCGCCCCTGCCTTGCCTCGCTTCTTCGCGCCGCGCACTGGCGCTTTGCCCGCAAGCAGCAGCCAATGCAGATCCTCGGCGACGTGTCGGGCGTGCTGACGTCGTCGAAGCTGGTCATCCAGCCTTGGTACTACGAATACATGCTGCCGAACGACTGCCTCCAGGTCATCGCGGTCCCCTACAATCCTCCGACCAACCTTCCGGTCCCGCAGGGCAACATCGCCATTCCGCCGACGCCAGTTCTGCCAGGGCTGCCGAACGGCTTTCTGCCCGGTATCGGCCTGATCCCGGCGCGCTTCCTTATCGCTCGCGACGTTAACTATCCGCCTCCGGACAACACGAATTGGTGGGAAG